GTGTGCGCACTTGTGTTCGTGCGGAATTTCTGAATGATCAGTGTCTACTATATTACTCTCTGGATGGGCCCAGTCAACAGTAAAAAGATAGGCGCCTGGACGCCATTTTTTATCTTTTCCTATATATTTACCTGATTGTCCATCTAGGATATCGTAAGAAGTGACAGCAGGATAGTAGCTAAAACAATTCCACAGCTCCAGCTCATCAAGTCTATATCTAGGAACTTGATCCGCTCTAAATCCTCTTTGAATGAACGCGGAGATAGGAAGGCGATAGAAGACTGCGCCATTTTCCATAATCGCGTGGAACAAAACCGGTCTGCCAGTGATTGAAGCCAACCCAAAAATAATGCAATCTTCAACTTCCCCATGATGATCTTTAAGATCGTAGAGATATTCTCTCCTGATCTGTGCATATGTTACAGGTATGTTTGCATTTAGGTAAGCCATCTTTCATAAAATTCCTAGTTTGCTAAAAAATAAATAGCGATGACCACTACCACTATAGCGATAGATATCTTTGGATTAGCTTGCGCCAGTGCCCATAGTTGTTTTACTTTTTCCATAGTTTCCTCCTATTTTATATTACCCCAGTTAGGGCCAAATTCATAGTCTACTTTATTAGGAACTTCAAGAGAAACTGCATGTTCCATAACATTTTTTATTTCATTTGCATGATGGGATGTTTCTACAGATATATCCAATTCATCATGTACCTGAATATGGGGTACTATCTTAAGCACTCTGTATAGTTCTATCATTGCTTTTTTTGTCATATCGGCTGCTGATCCCTGAATCAATTTATTTAAAGCTTTGTAGGTGTAAGCACGTCTGATCCCTGGTCCGTGCTCCCTGAGCGCTTCATCATGGGGCAATGCCTTATGAATCCCGAACTGATTAGGTTCCCATAAATGAAACCGGCACAATCTTCCAAGAAGCGTTCTGATTCTTCCAGAGTCCTGGGCTCTGCGCATCACATTGTCCATGAGTTGTTTTACAAATGGAACTTTACCATGATATTGTCTAAAGAGATCCTCCGCTTTATCCTTAGACACGCCAAGTTCAGCTTGCAGTTTATTTTTTCCCATACCATAGAACAGACCAAGATTAATTGTCTTGGCCTGGTATCTAGGTATCTCTGCCATATCAGCGACAATGTCATGAAAGTCAGCATCGCCTTCGCGATACGCGTTCAATACTTCGTCTACTCCATAAAGATTCTGCAATGCTGCGTAGTGTACTACAAGTCTGGGTTCTTGCTGAGAATAGTCAAAACAACCCCAGCTACAATTTTTTTCTGGTAAAAATAATGATCTGATCCGTGGTCCGAGTTCCTTGTTCCGTGCAGGAATTTGCTGTAGGTTTGGATTACTATAAGAGAATCTTCCAGTTACGGTTCCACCGTTGTCTCCTCTCAACTGATTAATTTCGGCATGAATTCTTCCTTTGTATGTATGCTTCAGTATGGTATCAATAAACGTGGTATGGGCTTTGTTTATTTCACGGGCCCGGGCTATTCGTTTCACTAGCGGGTGGGGGTGATTCTGTAAAAAATTTTTAGTAAAGGATGGAGCTTGAGTTTTTTCTGTCCGGTCGTATTCTAATTTTAAATGGTCAAACACTCGGGCAATGGATCTTGCCGCCCATATTTGCACGTCTACTCCTGTTTCCTCTTTAACCTCTTGCAAGCATTTCTTTTCATCAGCCACCATTAATTTTTTCTCAATGGCTGCCTGTTCCTGGTCTACGCGCACGCCTAAAAATCTCATGTCTACTAGACATGGAAATAATTCTGTCTCCATTGCCATAATGGAACTAATGTCCTGGTGATCAATTTCTTTTTTTAATTCTTGCCACAGCTCCAGGGTTATTTCTGCATCTTTTTCAGCGTAGGCGCCTACATAGATTGCCGGTAATTTGTACATTTCTGCTTTTGGATCTACACCCCAACTTTTAGCTGCTTCGTAGAGTGCGGATTCATCTTTACCTTTGCCGGTATATCTTTTTGAACAATGATTTAAATCGTAGCGCAACTGGTTTTCATCAACCAAAGCCGATGCAATCATAGTGTCTACAATGGTGCCATTAATATCCAGGCCCATAGACCTAATCCAGCAAACGTCATACATGGCATTATGGAATATTTTTTTGGAAGGATAGTTTAGAACCGTTCTGAACCATTTAAGGACCATAGTACGATCCATATTGCCACCGCCTTCATGAGCGATGGGATAGTATCCGCTCCAATTTTTAACAGCAACGGAGATTCCAACAACTTTTCCTACTCCAACAACGGCTCCAGAGCCCATTCGTATATTTAAATTAGGATCTTTAGTTTCTAGGTCGATTGCGATTTCGTCATATTTTGATAGGTCTGGAAATTCTTCTGGGGGAAGCCATTCTGTTTGTGGTTTGAAAAGTGGTTGTTGTATCATGAGTAATCCCTTTCTAATATCATTTCTAAATAGTGTATCGCTTTTCTCACGTCCTCTTCTTTTCCTTTTATAGTATGTCTACAAATATATTTTATAGCGTTTCCCTCCGCGAACAAGAGTTTATTTTCATTTATAAATTCCGCTGGTTGAATTTTCATATTTTTATAGTGTTTACCTCCGATCTGCTTGTCGAGTGATTCGTAAGTCATTCCTTTAAACATTTCTTTATCGGTCATAATATAAATGCTTTTTCAGCACGCTTTGGTTCTATAATATGTAAATTTTCTTTTGTACGTGTTGCACCTACATAAAATAATCTATTTTCATCATCAGGATTTTTATGGTATGTTTCTAAAGTAGTTTTAGTAAGATCGGTTAACAGCACTACATTCTGACATTCTCCCCCTTTAGCTGCGTGTATAGTAGAGAGTTCTATTCTTGGTTTTTTATTTAATTGTTCACCGTTAGATCGCATCTTTCTTAAATAGTTTATTCGTTTTGAGCCTGCATCATCGAAGGCTTCAAACCAAACTTCTTTAGTTTTTAATCCGAAGTCTTTAGTTAGTTGATCTATTCCGTAAAAGGATCCTTTAGTCATCCCCTGTATCAATTTTTTATCTCGGTGGTCAGGAGACATATATCCATAAATTTTTTCTATTTGTTTATAAGATAATAGCTGTCCTTGACGTAAATGTTCCCAGTCTGTAGCCGCTTCTTGAATATCTTTCTCATAACTACGTTTATGTCTGGTTTCATAATATAAACCTTTACGATATAAAACATCTTCTATTTCTCTCAACATGTGTTTAGTTCGAGCTAAAACTAACCATTCACCAGAAGACATATCTACTGACTCAATACCAAAATGCCTGCGTAAACTGCCTTCGGCCGTTCTAGGTTGCCAGTTTTTGTTTATTCTATGTTTAATTCTATTAATAATTCCCATTGCTAAAGCATGAACTTTCATAGGTATTCTATGTGATTGTATTAATGGAAGATTTATCATTTGATCCTGTAACGCTATAAAAGAATCTACGTCTGCACCAGCCCATTTAAAAATGGCCTGATCGTCATCGCCTGCAATAAAGGTATCCTCTGTTTTATTCCAAATAGAGCGTGCCATATCCCATTGCATTAGAGATAGATCCTGTGCCTCATCAATGAATACTACGTCGAACTTTGGTGATTTATCTGATTTAGTAAAATCTAAAATCATGTCATTAAAATCTATTAAGTTATATTCTTTTTTATATCTCTGTAGTTCGTTAGAAATAATATGCAGTTTATTCAGCTCTAAGTCTTGAGTATGTTCTCGTTTGTTATATTGTTGTTCCAAAGTAATGTTTCTTACCCTAGCTAGATTAATAATTTGTAAATACTCACTGTCAGAGGTAAAAATACCATGATCTTCTTGATGTTCTGCATAAGTTACTGGAAATCCAAGTTTTTTTCCAAGATCTTTATAGTGACTTGATTGTATCACTTGGTCTTTCTTTAGCCCTAATTTTCTAAATGCTAATGAGTGTAGTGTTCTAAAATATGGAAGATCATCTTCAGTTAAATTAAATTTTTTAATTGCTTCGTCTCTGGCATGATATGCAGCTTTTTGTGTGAAAGCAAAGTAACCAATTCTGTCTGGGTCTGTGTTTTTTAAATAACTATCTACTTTATTTAACAAAGTTGTAGTTTTACCCGTGCCTGGTGGTCCTAGTACAATTGTTTTCATAAAATAAAACCTCTGGATTTTGCAAATATATAGTCGTCCTCTTTGCTAGAAATTCTTTTGTTCTTTTTTCCTGTATGGTTACCACTTCCTGTTTTCCATTCTAAATTTTCAGGTAAGTAATTACATTTATCATTTCCTTTATGAGATACTTGGTAATATTTTTTAGGATCTGCATTCCAAACATAGGCCCTAGCCACAATAACATGCATCATTTTAGGACACCCTTTGTAATTTTCATCATCAATACTTACCATCATGTAGCTAGTTGAATCCGAAAAATAAGTAGTAACTCTTTTAACTTTATTGTGTCCGCTATCAGTCGTTATAAAAGGCCAAATAGGCTTTGCGTAGATAGAGTCTTTGGGTGCTTGTTTATGAAAAAGATGCAAACCCCCGGTAGGATATATAACATATTTATTTGGTACAATTTCTGGCATAAAGGTTTCTATTTTTTTAGGTACAAGAAAATGATTGTCTAATTTTCTACTTACTGTTGGTTGCTCAAATAAAGTTAATTGGTCGCCGCGCATTAAAATACATCTTTCGGTTTAAGTTCTTTTTGAACATAATCATCTTTTCTTTTATCAAATTGTTTAACAGCGAATACGGATATTCTATTTTTACCAACCCTAGTGTCTTCACAATTACATGTTTCTTTTAACATTTGTGCTGTACGCTGATAGTTTATGTCCCATCGTTGTCTAATTAAAAAGTGAGTATAAAATTTGCTAAATATAAAATGATGAAACCCTTCATTATTCCATACACCTCCATTTTTAAGATCGGTAATAGCTGTTCCAATGTGTCTGTTTAAACAAAATTCTTCTAAATGATTTCTTAATTGATCTGCTGTTGTTACTCCTTCTGGTGGTTCCACAGGTTCGTGATTCTTCATCAGCGGATTTATAATCATGTCCCAATCTTTTGGTTTAACGGTTGGTGGTTTAAAATCCAACTGTTCCATGCACGCTTCTTGAAATAGGCTTTGTTGTTTAAGATACTTTACATTTTCTAAATGTAATCTCTCACCATCAACATTAAGATAGTAATAAGGCTTTTCTAGTTTAATTTTTTGTAAATCAGCCAATAAAGGAAAGACTAGTTCATCGCCTATTCCATATTTTCTAGTTTTACATAATTTTTTATCACATAAATTGCACATTGGGACATCATTGCATTTATAGCCCCAGTCTTTTTTATCGTGTTGTCGTTTAATAATATCAACTTCTGATTCACTTAATGGACTTGTGGATGCTGCAATGTTAAACATTGTAATTCTGCTTTTCCATTCTGATGGCCATTTCTTTTTAGCATATACCCCATAATGAAACATTGCATTATTTCTTCCCCCTTCTGGGATTTTATTAATTGCCATCAGCTCAATACATGGCGGCCCATCAGAATATTCTGAAATAGGTCTTTGGATTTTTAGTTGTTGTAGTTGTTGTGGTGTTTGTTTATTTCTTTCGTAGGAGTTAAAAAAACCAGCTATACTATCTGCTCCCCCAGCCTCCGTAAAGGCATATCTAGTTGAATTGGTATAATTAAAATATGGTAAATTAAGAAAGTTACCTGTATCATCTTGCGATTTTAATTTAATTTGTTTTGGAAATACTTCTGATCCACCATAACCTAGTATAGTTTTTATTTCTGTTAATTTATCTCTCATTACTTCTGCACTAACTGCTTTTGTTACAAACAAAAATACATGTGCTCCGCCACTTTTAGATCTACACACCACTAGTGGAAGTTTGGCTTCTTTAATTTTATTTATTAATTTTTTGTGATCAAACCCTGCATAGGAGTCTATGTCTACACACCCCCATTTACATTCATTATCATCATTTATTGGAATAATTCCTAAACTTTGTGTTCCTTGTAAATGCATCCTCCAAAGATCGTCTGTTACTGGTTGACGCACTACAAAAGATTGTCCTTTTACTTTAGCCCCATTTTCTGTTGGTGCACTTATTTTAGTGCAGCCATGGGCTCTTTCTAAGCCTTCAAATATATCTTTAAATCTATTTATACTCATTTCATTATTTACTACTAACTTTATACTCATAATTTATAATGGGCGGGTCCACTCTCGCTTCTCCGCCCATCTCCTAGGACTAGTACGGAGTACTAGATTTTGTTTCTTCAGATCCGTGTTTAACTTTCACTAAACCTTTGCTGTTTTTTTCAGCAAAATTTTTAGCAATCGCATAAACACCTTTATCTGTAACCGGACCAACTTTAGATACATCCCATCCAAACCATGTTCCTTTGTCATTAGACATTTGAACAGTTTTTAGATTATAAATGTGGCTATATGTTGGCGGAGTGAATAAGCCGTTTTTACCTTGCAGCTTAAGACCCATCATCATTGAATTCCATTTACGACTAATCTTTAATTGAGTAGCCTTCATAGATATCAACGCTGTTGATGGACTTTTACCCATAAGAATCACAAAATGATTCGCAGTGTTTTCCAGATAATTACCGTTAGGCAATCTATCCTTCCAAGATTTATCACGAGTAGTTGTACTCACGATATCACTATCTGCATTATGAATTGCCACAGGAGCATTTCCAGTTTGACCTCTGTCTTGCCATTCGACATATTGTCTTTCGTAATGGACAGGTATAATGTTTATACCTTTTGCTCCATCGTAAAGCTCTTTGGTCACGCTGTTTACAATCATTCCAGGTTCTGCTCCGCTAATAAACTTAGCATTCTGTTTATTAACCTCTGGAGACAATTGTCCTAAAACTTTCAGAAATGGTAATGCAAGATCTTCTTGCGTTATATTCTGAGAGCCCGCACCTGCATCAGCTTCGAATATATTCGTAGACAATGCACCTGCTTCTTCTTTTTTTTGTACTTGGTTCATGTTTATTGTTTCCTTTTTATTGTTGTTTTATTTCCAACAAATATGTTGAAAAGTTCCGTTGGCATGTTTT